TACAATTCCATTCACTTACATTATCATAATCTACAAAATAAAATTCTGCAGTAGTTTTATCTAAAATATAAACAAACCAATACAAATCTATTTTATTTAAACCTTTTTTATGTGCTTCTTCATTTACTAATAAATGTGAGTATTTAGAATGTTGATTTGTTTTTACATCAATTTTTTTATTTTTTATTATAAAATCAGGGTTTTTACTTGACTTAAAATCTAATAAATTAGTAACATCAAAAGGCTGATTAATGTTTGTTAAGTAATCAATCGCAATTAATTCGCCTAATATTCCCAATGTATCAACGTGACTATTTTTTTTACCTCTATCAAATCTTGTATTGATTTTATTATTTTCTTTATTCATTACATTTCTAGCTGCACCAAGTTGTTCTGATATTTTCCAAAATGATTTTGGATACCTATAAATCATATTAATTTCTTTAGTTTTTCTTTTACCTTTCTGTATGTATTATAAAGTGAAAAATATTCTATGTATGAGTTTCTTGAAAAATCTGCTATGCTTTCTCCCTCATTTATTATTTCAAACACTTTTCTGTCATACCAAAACATCGTATTTAATTCTGCTTTGATTTTATCATAGGCTTTATCATAATCAACATCGCAATCTAATTTAGAGTAATTAGTATCTTCAATATTAATCATTGTAATGTTTTTGCCTTTTCTTTTTAAATCTATGTATAAAGTTTTAAGTACCTTATAAATGTAGTAATAGTTAATGTCATTATCGTAATAAACGATGTCTAAGCCATTTTCTATCTTAGGTAGTACTTTCATATACATTTCCTGTACAATGTCCTCAGCTATTGTTTTATCACACCCAAAAGAACTTACAACGTCTATCCACGTTTTATGCTTTTTAGCTAGTAATAATATAACTTCTTTATTTGACATTATTTTAATGGGTCGTATAGGTTTTCTATTATTTGTGGTAATCCAAAATCATTAACTTCAAAACTAAATGTATCAAAAGAATATCCTCTTGACCTACCACACTTTACAGTAACCCAATCTTTATTAACAGTATTGGCTTCTAGTTGTATAACTGTCTCTGCTTTCTTTTCTAAGAAACTACCTAAATGCCCTGTACCTAATTTTGAACTACCAAAGTTTTGATGTATAACGTTTATTATGTGGCATTTGTATATTGATGACCATTCCATTAATTTCTGAACTAATTGATTACTTTCTGAAATATTATTAGCATCAGAACATAAGTCTGCAATTCCATCTATAATTAATAAAGATGGAGTTTTAATTCTTTCTTTTAAATAGTAATCTATAAATTCAATTCTCATTTTATAGTCTATTGACCTTAACCCAAAGGTATGATAAATTTCTGAATTAATACTTGAGTCCATTTTATGTACCCTTTCAAATACTTTTTGGCAATGCCATAGTCCCTGCTCTGTATCAATATGTATAAGGTGTCCGTCATTACCTCTATGTCCTTTTATATTACCTCCAAATGTATTTTGACCACTTAAATAGCAAGATGCTAGTAGTGATATAAAGAATGTCTTTTTTGTTTTAGGTGGTGCAGTAACTACTGATAAGTTTCCAAATGTTCCAATCGGAATTGGTACTATTAAATCTCCCTCAACTTTATTAGACTTCACTACCTTTTCCCCATATGATAATGCAACAGGAGGATAGTCTATTTTTTCTTTTGAATTTACAAAGCAGTCTTCTTCTATAAACTGCATTAACATATTGTGTTCGTTCTGTTTTTCTGTCATTTATATTCCCTTAAAGTTATAACTATTTTATAAATATATAAAAAAAAAGGTATAGATAATAAAACCTATACCCTTTTTATTAAAATTGGTTAGTTTTAAAATGGTAAATCTGCATCAGCAGTTGCTTCAACTTTAGCTTCCTCTTTTTCTGCTAAAGTGATATTTCCATCAGTCCAAACTACTTTTCCGTTTCCTAGATAGGTTTTCTGAACTTTTGCATCTCGTTCTTCTTTGGTTTGGCTATCCATAAAAGCAACATTGTTTCCATACCTAGTTTCATCCTGAACTGATATAGTAAAGTTATAATAGACTGCTCCGTCTTTACCCATTATAAATTTTTCCTTTGGTAATTTGTCAACTCTAATTGACCCTGTAATAAGTGTACTCATAATTTAATTTATTTAGTTTATTTATCTAATTTATTTATTTCCTTTTTAATTTCTAATAAAAAACTTTTTGCTTCAATAATCGATTTTCTAAACTGAAAATAATCTAAACTTTTTTCAGGATAGTTATTATTTATAATATAAAAATCATTTACTAAATTTTTAGCATAATCTTTTGCATTCATACCTATTTCTTTTTAAAGTCGTCTGATTCATCTTCCCCAAATACTCCTAATTCATAGAAGCCTGTCAGTTTTAATACTGCCCTGCTTAATGCACGTTTTTCTGCCATTTCTACAACGTACCAACTTTGGCAATTTCCGTCTTTGTAAGTAGTACCTTTTAAAGCACTACCAAAAGTTTCGCAAGTATAAATAGGCTTTAAGTCTAAAAATGCAGTTGCTTTTATTACTGCAAAATTAGTCTCACATTTAATTACTTTATAAGCAACCTTGATATTTTCTTTTCCTTGAATCTTTTCTATTCCTGACCTTGTGATTATAGTAAAAGTTTTTTTGTTATCTCCAAATCCTATGTCTTTTGTAAATATATCTTCTGATGTTAATTCATACTTTAGATATAAGGCTTTTAATTTATCTCTGTTCATTTTATCTATTTTTAAAAATTTGTTTTGATACTTCTATTTGTGCTTCTAAAAATTCTATCTTTTTTAGTAATGCTTTTATTCTAAACTCATATTCCTCTATGATTGTCTTAGATGTTTCTGTTGAATAATTTATTCCCATTAGTCTAAATTTAATAAAGTTGATTTTGCTATCTCTAATCTTTTATAAATAGCCATTTGAGTAAAAGCATCACCATTTAATACTGCGTGATGTAATTGTTCTTCTAAGGTTTTAATTTCCTTACTTAAAGTTGTTCTCTGTGTTACCATAATTTTAATTTAATTAATATTTCCGTTGAACAAATATAAACAAAAAATTTAATAACTAACTATAAAAGACAAAAAAAAGGATTAGAAATTAATCTAACCCCTTTTCATAGGTAACAGAACAGAACAATCAAATGTAGTCAATTACATTGAATCTACAAAGTTTTTATATCTTTTTATCATATCTTCTATTTCAAAGTTTGATAGCTTTATTATTTGTTGTGCTTTTATGCTTAATCTTTCAGCAGTTCCCTCACCATATTTTGCATCTAAGTTTACAGAAAATTTGTATTGTTCCCCATACTTAAAAACATTGCATCCTGCACATTGCACCTGACAATTTACCTCATCCCATCTAGTAGAATAATGTTTACGTGATTGAAAGTGTCCATTCTGTAATTTCTTCCATTCATCTACCTTGCCACAAGTAAAGCAAGTTGCTTTTCCATCTACTGAATTTTTAAGTCTAATATATTGACTAAATACAGTATCTAGCTTTTTAACTAATTTACTTCTGCTTACCTTTTTATTCGATGGCATTATCTAGTATCTGTATAATGTGCCTGATTTCACTTCTTTCAAATTTACCCTCTACCTTTCCATTATATGTTTCTAACTTAATTGAATACATATCTTTTTCTTCTTTCTTGTCTTCTTTATAAAGGTGATTTACATTTAATTTAAATTGCATAATATTAAAATTTTGATTAAAATATTTTTTTATGTAGAATAAAAATAATAAATTTAAATTTTTTTATTTAAACATATTATTCAAATATAAATAAATATATCTAAAAATATATTAAAATTAAATATAAAATAAATATAATAATAATATAATAGAATAAAAATAAAGTCTTAGGGTCTGTACTGAATAATCTATTTCCCTATTGATTTGAATTTTTCAACTCCTCTACTACCAAAGTAAGCTACATAAACAGTAATCAAAAGTGATTTAAGTAAGTCAATCCATTCACTATCTACTCCAAACTCTATATTTAAAGAATCTAACAATATTAAAAATACCATTGATACAGTTAAAAATATTAATGTTAATGGTCTTGTATTTTTAGATAGCCAACTATCAGATAAGTTATCAGACTCCCATCGTTTAGTAATCTCCTGTATTTCTATTGTATCTATTTTAAGCAGTTCTAAGGCTATATCTTTATCAGCCTTTGATATATTACTATCTTTTTGTATTAAGTCCTTAGCCTTATCTAAAATACCTACACTAGGAACAACATCACCAATTATTCCAAGTAACTTAGGTGCAATACCTTTTAAGAATTTACCAACTCTAGTTTCAGAAAATTTCTTTTTAGGCATTTATTTATTCTTATTTAGTAAATACCATTTTTGAATAGTATACCCTATTGTTATGCTTAAAAGAATTATTTTTAATCCTATATCTATATTGGTCATTGATATGCCGAAGCTACTTAAATTTATTAATATTGTTTTGTAATCTGAAATCATTTCTTATCTATTGATTTTAACTTCTTAGAAGCCCAATTAATACCTGATGTTCCACCCCAACCTAACCAAGCAACATAACCATTATCTTTCCAAGGTGTGCTTTTGTTTTCAGGACTTACCTCTGCATTCTTTTTATGTCTTTGAAATGCTGACATTCTAGCAATAGTTTCCCTGCTAATGTTTTCTCCTTTTGCTAATTGGTTTGCTCTAACCCATCCTGTTCTAGTCATTCCCTTAACTTCACTTCCGTATTTATCTCGCCACTTTAATACTTTCTTAGCATTATTCTTTGCTGATTCAGGATAATCATTATAGGTTTCAAGATTAATCATATTACCTTGAAAAGATTTGTAACAAATTGCAATAGCTTGCGACTTATCGTGGTACTGCATAAGTTGAGGTACACACCTCATCATATAATCCTTTTGGTTTTCTCCTATCTTTTTGTTTGGTATTGGCATATCAGTAATTTATGACCAAGTGTAATATACACCTTGCTTTTTGGTTACTAAAACTTGTTTTCTATTTCCCTTTGATTTATATGAAACGTGCAACCATCTTGGCTCTGCTCCAAACTCCCAAATTAGTTGGTCAAAATCTAAATTGTCTTTTATGTAATGAAACATCTCTAGATTTGTTTTTCCACCCATTGAAGTAATATCTATTGCATTGCCTGTTAAGTGACTAGAAACTTGCGACCCTTTTATAGCTGAATTTAATTCTTTAGACCTATAAAAACTATTTACTCGTATCGGTGCTTCAACCCAATCACGCAATGGCTCAAAAACTTTTTCAGCTACTAACTTCATATTCTCAATATCTTCATCAGATGGAACATTTTTTATTCCATACTGCTTAGCATAATTTGAATGAGTAGCTTCTTTAAAAGAAATGTGTTTAC